TTGGAATTAGTTGAATTATTCGTATTGGAATTGGTGTTGGTCGAATTATTCGTGTTAGTCGATACGTTAGTATTAGCATTCGTATTGGTGTTTGTATTGGTATTTTGATTGGTATTCGTGTTCGTATTGGTATTGGTGGTTGTAGTTGTATTAACCGTATCTAAAGAATTGTTCTCACAATATTGGGAACCATTAACACAAGCTGTACCAGATTGTTGAGATGACTGAGCATTTGCATTTACAGACAGACCAATAACCAAAGTTACTAAAAATCCAATAGCCGACCAGGCTACTATTCTATCGTGGTGTTTTTGCTCCTTGTTCATTTATCTTCGCCCTTAAATCCTTTGCTTTGTCCTGTTTTACCTGAGTAGACACCGAACACAACACCCATAGCACCTACCACCACAGATACCAGTGCTGACTGTTCTATGTTTGGTTCAGGCAATGCCATAAACCACATAACAGATTCATACATTAGATAGATATAAACCACTACGAATATCCTTGGGAAGATACGCCATGAATCAATAGCACTGGCTAAGAATATCCACTTTTGGTGTGGGTTCTTAGTGGACTCATCTTCTAAGTCTCTAATCTTATCTTTAAGTGCACCGATCTCTTGAACCATAGCCATAAACTTATTTAAGTCCATCTCTACTTCGTTTCTATCCATGTCTCCTTGGAACCTTCCGTGTCCGTCATTCATTAGTAATCACCCCATATTTTAGTTTTTTTGCCACCCTCATATAAAACAGCATGGCCCTCGTTGACAAGGATCTCACATATGTCTTTGCCGTCTTCTGTATAGGGTATACCTAATATACGACCGTATTTACCTTTACCAAGAGATTTAATTTTTAGGCTTCCTACACATAATTCTTTTAATCTTTCTTTAGCTGCAAGGCCCAACTTCTTTTCGGCTAAGTCTCGTGTTCGTGATTCTGGAGTATCTATACCTGCTAAACGGACTCTTTGCTTGTGTAGCTTGACATCAAACCCGAGGTCGAGCGAACAGTCAAAAGTATCTCCATCGACGATTCGCTCTAAGGTTGCTTTGTAAACAAAAGCATCTGGCGCTTTCTTAGCCATCTACTTCTCCTTTGCTTTACCTACATTGATTGCGCACCAATCTACAAGTTTGTAGACCTTGCCAATCCAAATGTCATCCTTTGGTGTTGGTGTTAAGGCACAAATAAGTGATGCGCCTGATATAACCCAAGGAGCTAACTGAATCAATTTTAATGTTAAATCTAACATAATTATTCTCCATTACGTTCCTCCTTGAACTATTTTATTTATCTAAGTTTAACAGATTATTCTTCTTTTTCATTAACTGTTACTTTTCTATAATACACAACCACATCTTTGAGTTCTACAATATACCTTTTAATTTCTTGCATGTTGTACGCCATAGTCTCGTAATCCGGCACAGTCATGGCTAAAAATACAAGCTCTCCTTCTTGATCTTCTATAAGAGCAAACTGTTCCTCAAAGTTTTCTGGGGTAATTGTAAGCCACGTAACCTGCTTAAGATCTATTTCTCTAGGCATAACAGGCTGAACTATCTTACGTTCGATAGGCTTGGCGCTTACTTGTATTTCTCTAGTCGGAAGTAGGCTGCAACTGCAAACCATCATCAAGATCATCAATGGTAGCGCTGATGTTCTCAATGTCCTCCATGATATGTTTTGTACCATTATTTATCTTCCTTTGCATGTCAACTGGGTCACCCATAATCTTGTCACTCAGTTGGTAGTTTTTAATAAACTCTGAATATCTATTTAATTCTCTTTGCGCAGCTTGGCTTTTAGCATTAAGGTCTTGTAGCTGTTGTGTCTGCATCTCAAAATCCGCTTGTATGGTTGCAATCGCTTCTTCCTGTGTGGCAACTGCGCCTTCTAGTGCCGCGTTGTTTGCAGTAAGTATTTGATTTTGGCTATAAAAATAATAGCTTGCAAAACCTAACATTAATATAATCCCTATAAATATTTGTTGCATTACAGGTCCTCGATAATGTAGTTAAGTCCGCCTGCGCTTCTGTACTCTATGGTCTTGTTATGTAGATCACGGAACTTTAAATGGTTTTCTTTTTGTACAATTATTTTTTTGCTTATGTAGACCTTGTCGTCTGCATCTCCATATTCTTTGTTAAACGACACTCGAACTTGATAATGCTGTACAAAAAGCCTTGCGATCCAGTGTAGTATTTTTTTGCATGACTCCTTCATGTTTGGGGGTGGTTATTTTCCGACTGCTTTTTGTGCCTTTTTGTGTGCTGAAGTAAAAGTACTTCCCTTCATCATAAGGTTCTTCATGTACTTCATATGCTTTGCGGTATGGTGTTTAGAATGCCTACTCATAGTAGCCTCTTGTCTTTTAGTTAGAGACTTTTTACGTGTTGGTTTTTTCTTAGTTGTTTTTCTTTTGTACGCCATGATTTATTCTATCCGTAAGGGCTATCTAGGTCAATATCATCTTCTGTTGACCATGTTATTCCATCTAAGTGAGATAAAAGAGCATTTAACTCTAACTCTCTACTGCTAAAATGACTGGTTATCCAACCCGCTACAACACTATCTGTTACGTTATCTATGTTTACAAAATCGCTACTACTAGTATCTTTAGCAAAGTAATTAAAAGTTATGTATTGTTTTGGTACAGTAAGAGTATTGCTAGAGTCAGCGGTTTCGTGTGCGTTTATAGTATATTCAACTTCTGTTACTACTATTTTACCGTCTTCTACTATTTGTTTAGAAGTTATAACATTTGGGGTAAAAGTAGCTGTGTATCTTTTTAAAACTGCCATAATTAACTCGCGCTAAACTTAACAAATCGAACATCGGCTGACCCTATTTGCCTAGCTCCCCCGTCTCCTTGCCCATATATATAACATTTTACTGTACCACTGCCTGTATATCTAAAAACTATTGGTAAGTTAGCCGTGTCAGCACTGCTTGTTAATCTAGACTGAGTTATGTTTGTGTTTAAATGTTCTATGTCAGGGGTTTTATAAACTACACCAGAACTGCTATTACTTAATGCTGATGTGTCGGTCCCCCCAGATGTAACGGTAGTGTTGACCGTGCCATCAGAAAACAACAAGTGTATTGTTTTAACTTGACCAGTACCCCCAACTAAACGCACATAGCCTTGGTACAGCCCAGCCCCTGTTCCGACTGTAGTTATTTCTGCGTATCTTTTAGAATTACTATTAAAGTTACCAACGGTGCTACCAGAAACAATACCACCCAAAGAAGGGAGAATTAAATCAGTAGTACTAATACGAGCCGCGCTAATTGAACCAGTCGTTATTCGAGCACCGTCAATGGTAGTAGAACCGCCTGAAGCAACATCGGTTGCTCTTAGTATGGCAGTATCTATACGGTTAGCAGATATGGTGCCCGTAGTAATGTTTGCACCATTAATGGTTGTAGAGCCCCCTGTGGATAAGTCTAGGGATTGTATAACCCCGCCATTAATACGATCCGCTGACATAGTACCTGCAGTAATTTTATCCGCGTTTAAGTCAGCTATTTTTGCGTCTTCAATAGTTGCATTAGCTATTTTTGCATTGGTTATAGATCCTTCTTGTATCCACCCATCTTTAATATAAACACCAGCTGGCACAGCTATACCATTTACAGTTCCTGCAGTCGTACGCACTATAAAAGGCGTATATTTATTACCACTACCACCATCGGCGTTTGCATTACTGGCACTCGAAGATCTAAGTGCAAACTGATCTGCTTCAAAAATAATGTTGGTGCTGGAAGTATTGTTTTGTAGGGTGTTGCTAGAATTAGCCATAATGTACATACCAGCTATAGCCCCATTCGCGTTTACAGAAATACCATAACCAGCTTGAGAAGAGGTGCCATTTGTTACTGCGTTTTGTACTGTAGTAACGCTGGATGAAACACCATTAACTGTGCTAGTAAGACTATTAATGCTTGTAGTATTTGCTCCTTCTGCGTTAACCCTAGCAACACGTTCGGCTGCTATAGATGCAGTTAAAGTTGTGTCCGAACGAGAGTTAGAAGTGTTTAATGAAGCTATTAAACTATCTAAGTCTGCTTTAATAGTCCCATCTCTTGCTTTAATCCATGCGTTGTTACTCGAGTTCCTAACATAAATTTGATTATCACTGGTGTCTAACCACAAATCGCTTATTTGCAAAGCGGTACCATCGGTCCTAGTGCTAGGCGCACTTGAACTTCTTATGACTAAAGCACCTGCGCCTATAAGACCAGTAAGCGTAGAATACCCAGGTAAATCAGCTAAGGTTTCAGTTAATTGAGTTAATACTTCAGCTATGTTTTGTACCGTTACAGCTTTTGTACCATTTGTTTGATTAAACGGCCCTCTTACATTGCTAGTGCTTACAAACCGTACCCAATAAAAATAAGTTTGATTATAACCAACAGGGTCGGTGGTGACAAAAGCGCTAGTGGTTGTGATAAGAGTAGCAGTCCCTACTTCATCATCTCTCGAACGCCAAACTTCTGTGTATGCATGGTTAGTGTAGGGCGCTGTGTTCCAGTTAAGTATGATTTCGGTGAAAGCTCCAGAAGCTTCTAACCCCGTAGGAGCAGGTGGAATACTTAGATCCCCAATAGCATCGTCGTTAGGTATAAATTCTGGTGTGGTCCCGTTGGGGTCAAACGGCTTGTTAATAAGTTTTTTAGCCATACCAGAGTCTATTAACTCTCGTAATGTTATGGCTCTATCTAATGGATCACCTAGCCTGCCTAGCCTAATCTCTTGAGCTTCTTTCATCGCCTTAAGGGTATCAGCTAGTTCTCTATCTAGTTTAGCTGGAATATTTTTTAACGCAGGTACCTTAGTACTCATTAAATACCCCTTAATTCATCTATAGACTCTCCGACGCAAATTTCGTTCACAATAGTAGCGCCCTCTACTTCTACGGCAAAGGTCTTATGCACACTTGCTGGCAGTCTTAATATGGGTTCAGGTATAGAAGTAGAACTAAAACTTGGGGTAGTTCCGGTAACAGCAAAAACACTACCAGAAGCTGCAATCGATGCGTTATAAATAACAGACCCATCACCATATACTTTGACTCTTACGGGATACGACTCTGCTTCTACTTTCACAAAACCCATGCTAATTGGTTTTGGCATAACATACTCTTTTGATTTCCAATTAAACGTTAGATTAGTACCACTGCCTTGAAACTTTTTAATCGTGTTAGTTATAATTAAATATAACTGGCTGTCGTCCGGGTCTGTATGTCCGCCACGTATAAGCCCACCCGCATCAAGATCTACAAAACTTGTGCCGTCACCAACTCTTGGATCAAATATAAAACCACCAAACCCACTGCCTGTGCTATAAAAACCTACGTACCTTTGTTCCCATAAGAACCCGGTAATAGTTGTGGGGTAATAACTAGCTTGCCATTGACTAGGTGTGATAATACCTTCTGTTAAGTTTCGTACGGTTGTACCTTCAGCTGCAATCAACCCATCCGGACTTGCGTATATAACAAAAGGTCCCATATCAACTATTGATCTTTTGTTTAAGTTAGCTTGTGAACTTTCAATACGTATTGCAGTCATCGTGTCAGGCCCAGATCCTGTGACTAGGTATGGCACGCTTTTTGTAGTGACTAAAACACCATTTGATACTACTTTCATACCAATTATTTCTTCTTCTATAGCAAGTCTATAGTTTGCAGGCCAAGCGTGTGGCAAAAAAGGTTCACTAAAACATATACGTTTACCAGTAAAACCAGCAAAGACTCCGCCTGGCAACGCACACAAACCTTTCATGGGGCCATCTGGGTAAAGAGCAGTATCGTCGTCGGGAGGACCAATCCAAGTGCTAGAAGGTATAACCTCAGCTAACTCGCTGTTTTTAGAAATATCCGTGTATGTGGTAGCAGACAGCGCAAGTTCTGCCACGAACTGAAACTGCGTAGTATTTGAACCAGTGTTTGATCTATAAATACGTTTTTTAAGAAGATTTATGTTTGAGTTTGAATGGCTAGTTTGTAAATTACTAAGGCTGACGTTTTGGTTATCATCAGTAGTTACAACAGTAGAAGCAGCAGAAGGTGGGCCCTCTTCGCCGTAAGCAGATACAAAAGTGTAAACATAAGATGTTTCAAAATCTAAGTCAGCATCTGACGGTCCACCAAAAGATGATCCGTTGGTAACCGAACTTGAGGCTCCTGAACCTGTAGCTGATCCACTAGTTGCGACTGTAAGTGTCGTAGTACTAGGTACAGAGACAATTTTAAAATCGCCATTAATTTCATCAGCTGTTAGACCGTTAGTAGCACCAAAACTAACAAGTGTCATAGTATCTCCAACCGCCGCACCATGCACGCTTGCAGTAGTAACGGTTATAACTCCAGATCCATTGGCAGTTGTTACCGTTGCATCAATTGTTGTTGGCGCTGCAACCGCTACCGTAGGAGCAGCTGTTGGTGCTGGTATGCCTAATCTATAAAAAGCATCAGGGTATGGCGCACCACCTAAAATAATGTCACTTCTACCCATCCTAGGGAATGATTGCCCTGACCAATAGATCGTGTCGTTTGTATCTCCAGGTATGGGACCACGCACGACATCCACATCTTCATCAAACTGTAGCCACCGTTCTGGGCTATCAGTGTACTTAAATATAGTTTGTTTAGTAGTGTTGGCGAGAGTAGAAACGCCACTAGAAGGATTTATTGTAGAATTATCTTTTACAGGTACAAGACGCCCGCTTTCTAAATTTACGTCAGTTGCAGTTTGCGCAAGGTTATCTGCTAGAAGCCTAGGAGATACTCTAGGTGCTTTGCCTCCGAAGGTAATAAGCTTAAAATATGCCATTTTTTCATTATACAGTATTACGAACTAGTGCTTGTAGTTCTAGACTCCTTCTTCCTACTTGTTTAAACCATCTACTGTCTTCCATTTCAGCAGCCATTCGTTCCCATTCGTGTTTTCTACAGGCATCTAACATATTCCTAAAATTAGAAAGCCTGTTACCTCCTAGATTAAAACACATATTTACTAAAACATGTTGTATATCTTCGGGCAAATCGTAGAATGCTTGTTCTGAACCGTACACGTGGACTGCTTCATCAAGATGTTTTTTAAAATCATCTTCGTAATATAAATCTACTACTTCTTGAGTTACAGAAGTGCCTATGTCCCAATCATACTCTGGGTCGTTTGGTTGGCATAAATGACCAACCCCCAGGGTTTTATAGCCTAAACTATCTTTGTACACTTCTAACACTTCACCCTCATGGCGTTTTATTTCAGCTTTACATTTTTCAATGTTCATATTTACCCCTTTTTTTCTTCTTCTACTTTAACAGTAGGTTTTATTTTATCTTCTTTTAAAATATTTCTAAGATCTTCGGTTAACGCAGATATACCTGCTTGTGCTAACCTAACTTCTATAGCAAGGTCATTAAGTTTTTGTTGGCCTTTGAACAGGGTGTTAAAAGATTCGATTGCTCTAGGTGTTAAATTTTCAATGCTGTAAGATTCACCATCAAAAGTTACTTCTTGTATTTGGTTATTTTCCATTTAAATACTCCTTATTTAATTTATGTGTTTAAGAAAAGACTCTATCAATACCACTAGCTGCTATTATTAAAACATACAAGCCAATAAATATGCGTGTAAATTTTGCATCCATAGCATCAAATTTTATATCGCCTTTGTCTAATCTTTTCTCTATATTAGCATATCTAACTGCACATTCCTTCTCATGCGCTTCTAGTTTTACTAATGATTCTTTTGCTGTAGCCATATTAAGAATTATTGGAAATATAAGCCTTGCCTGTT